AGAAAAATGTTTTAAATTTAAAGTCCATTTTTCAATTAATTCTGGATTATTTCTTATCCACTCTGAATGTTTTCTGCCAGTTTCTTTGGCAATATATTTTCCACGATCTGTCTGATAAAAATCTTTTGTATCTTCGCTTTTCTTTAATCTGTATTCTTTAGTAGTAACAGTTTTCTTCATTTTTTCGTTAGCATTTTTGAGAATACACTTACCACAATATTTAATTCTTTCTTCAAATTCATATAATCTTCCTATTGGTTGTGTGTATAATTCATTGCAGTTATCACATTCTAAAGTTACTTTTGTACAATTGCATTTTAATTGGAATGCTTGTATTTGTGTAATTTCAATTATTTGTTTTTTCACCACAGTTGGGTGCATTTGTCTAATTTTCATTAGATTTCTTGCCCCAACTGTGACATTGACATTATGATTCAAAATCATATAATTCTTAGAATTGTCCAATAATTTCCTGGAATTCCACTCCAGTGCGCACGCTTACGAAATTAAGTTGTATATAATTTATCGAGCGAGCTGGTTTCACATAGATGTCTCCAACGAATGAATTAGAATCGATTACTTGTGGAGTGTTATTTGTTTCGTCGCAAACAACCTTAAAGTCATAGATTCCTCTTCTACCTTGTACATCTCTTAGATAAGGTTCTACTAGACCCACAAATTGTGCACGAGTAAATTCGTCATTTAATTCGAATAAAGAAAATTTAGATGCAGTTGCAATTGCCTTTTCTAAGACAATGAACAATCTACGAACATTGATTCTATCGAATGCTGACGGCTTAGATAGAAGTGTCTTATCGCCAAATAGAACTGTTCCTTGTGCTGGGAAAGATACTACAGGATTCACACCAATTGAATATAGATCATCTCTATCTGCTTTGCTTGGATTCCATGCCAACCTAACAACATTCTTAATATTTCCTCTGTTGAAACCTGCTGGTGAGAACCATGGATCATTAGTTTGGTCTGTTCTTGCACATAGACCAGCAATATCTCCATTTAAAGGAATCCAACGATAGACATCGTTATACTTATCATATTGATACTTCCATCCGGAATCAATTACAGCATAAGAAGACGAAGGTAGAGCATTTCTATAAGTTTCGATATCTGTATATTCTTGACCACTATTGTCAACAACTGCAGTCTTGTTAGGAGATAAGAAAGCAATTGCATCCTTTCTAACTTCAGCAATTGAATTAATTAGATAAGTTCCTACAGTTGAATTTGCATCAGCACCAATAATTAGATTTACATCAATTTCATCTGGATCTGCAAATAAATCATATCCTGATTGAATCTCACCAGATGTTAATACGTTATCATCAACACCATCTGTTAGGGAGATTGTTGAAGGAGTATTTAGAAGATCGAAAGAACTACCAGAGAATCCAGTTGCTGTATTTCCCCAATCAGCACCAGCTGATGGATGATTGCCCCACCAAATATATTGAGACTTATTGTTAATAACATTTACATAATAATTAGTTTCGCCAGTTTCAGTCTTAGCATCTGATGCCTTAGAAACGAAAGGATATTTTTCTAATACTGATCCAGCAGTTCCTGTAATCACACCATCTTCATCAACAACAATAATATGCAATTCATCGTTTACACCTGGTCCAGTCGCACCAATAACATAAGCAGATGTGCTCGGTGCAACATTAAATTGTGAAGCATATGCCCAACCAGTATACGAACCGCTATCTACCATTGAAACTTTTAATGAATTACCAACGACACCTGGATATTTTGCAATCCACTCACCAGCAGAAGAAACGCTACCTGAAGTGTAATTTTGTTCGTAATCTGTCTCATTCTTAACAACAGTTACATTTGCTAGAGATGCTGTAATCGAAAAATTTGTTGTGAAACCAGTTGCGCCTGAAATAGTAACAGTTGGTGCTGATGTATATCCGCTACCTGTATTTGTTAGTGAAACTGCTGATACAATTGCTCCAGTTGCACCACTATAAGCTAGAGTTGCTGAACCGATAGCACCTGAACCAGAACCACCAGTGAATGTTAAAGAATAAGATCCTGGGGCCATATTATTTGTAACACCAGCATTAGCGATTGTCAACCCTGTAATTTTAGTTGCATCGCTTTTTGCATTTCTTGCACTGGTCCCGACATTTCTTACAACTTTTAGGTTACCTGAATATTGTAAGAAGTTTGCTGCAGAAAAGAAAGTATTTGCTGTATCGTTATTTGGCTTAAAGAAAGTATCTTTTAATTTTACTTCCGATGAAATTGTTCTAACTTCTAATACTGGACCCCATTGAAATGGACCAGCGATTGCTCCAATTGAACTCGCAACCGCAGGAACCGTGGTTGTCAAGTCAATTTCTGAAATATTTACGCCTGGACTAAGCTGAAAAGCCATTATTTTTCTCCTTAATTAATGGAAGATTATCTCTTTCGAATTTAGAATTCTTCACTTATTTATAAAATTATCATTCTCTAGAATTAGAATAACCAAGAATTGTCTGTATTTTCGCTTTCTTTTCCATCTGAAACCCAGAAAGAAAGAACTTCGCTCTCTTGTGTTTCTTCCATAAGACTTAAACGCAAGTCTGAATTAGTAATATCTTTAAAGAAAGGTTGATTTACAGCCCAAGAAAATAGAACAAGAGACATAACTAAATCGTCATGCTTTCCACTTTCAGCCGTCCATGTATTATTTTTATTAACGAAAGTGTAAAATTCCATTATGATTTTATCCGTGAAATTTACTAATTTATTCTCTTCAATTAGTGTTTTGAGTATATAAGAACCTAATCTTTTAACTTGTGAGGTCATCTCAACACCTAATTTGTAACTTTTACCAAAAGAATTTCTTAATTCTTGACCTTTTTTACCCTGTGAAGTTGTGAAAATGTTTTCGTATTCTAAATCATAGAAACAAGATTCTGCCACAGTTTGACCAACTGTGTTTCTTTCTATTAGCAAGAAAGCACCATTATATTTCTTTGCCATCTCAACAATTACATTTGACAAAAGTATTGGTCGGATATTATTATCTCGATAAGTGCAAACAATTTTATATGGATAAGTTGTGACGTCAATTACAATTCCAACAGAATAATCTTCTCCGACTCCTCTTGAAGAGTCAACAGTTATAACGTAATTGTGTCCTTCTTTCGGTTCTTCAAGAATCGTTTTAGTTTCATCTGCTCTAATAGGTTCTTCCCAAGTAAGAGTTTGAAGAACGTGACCTGCAATTAGAGTATTAGATGAACCTAAGAATTCGTTACCATATTCTTGTCTAAATCCATGTTCACCGAGTATTTCAAGCTGAGATATCTTCCAATTTTCATCTCTACCTGGAACCATATCCCAAGATATTTCGAATGGAGTAAAGTCGTTCTTTCGTTCTTTTGCATCCTTAAACAACTTATGGAAAAGATTTAATCCGTGTGGTGTGGAAGAAATTGCTATCTTAGTAGAGGCTCCGGAAGAGATAGTAGGAAATACAGACTTGAAAAATTCTACGTCATTATCTACGAATGCAAATTCATCAAGTAGCAGAAAATTTACTGAGTATCCTCTGATCCCATCAGAAGAAGTTGCTGCTGCGATAATTCTTGAATCATTACCAAATTCAATAGATCCTTTATTAAGAGTCTTTGTTCCAGGTTGTAAAAAGAAAGGAACTCTTTCTAATGCGGCAATAATTCTTGCTAAAATTTCTCTAGCAATAGGTGCTTTATTTGCAAGAATTGCGATTGTTTTATCTGGATTAAATAAGGCATACCACAAAATAAAAGCAGCAGTTGTTATTGTTTTTCCAGATTGTCGACTACTTAATATAATTGTTTTGTTATTTTCGTGTAATGATCTAATTAATTCTTTCTGATAACCACGCAATTTAAATTTAATGAATCCTTTATCTAGGGCATTAATCTCAACATAATTCTCAATAAAATATACTGGGTCTTGAGAACATTTAACATATTCTTTAATCTGATCTGGAGAATATTCTTCTTGTAATTCTGTTTTCTTTATCTTTGGGTTTAAATAATAATTCTTAATATCAGACATCTTCATTCCTATTACCCTTTAATAACTTCTGAAGTTCAGCAGTTGATGTCAAAAAAACATTATTATTTTGAGTATTATTAATTGTTTCGGCGACGGAATTCTTCTTTTCTTTCGCCGAAATGTCAGCCAAGTTTTTTGCAACATCGGCTGTTGTTTTAATAAGATTAGCAACTACCTCATATGCACGTGGTGATTCGGATGCTTTGGCAAAGTCCAGTAGATTATCCAAAGCATCCTGAGATTTTTCGATTAGATTATAATGTACTTTCTTTACAGCTTCAATATCTTCAGAAGTATTATCTTGAAGTTCTTCTTTTTTGATTATTTCTTCTGAAGGTTTTGTAACTTCTAAGTCAAAAATATCATTTAATCCATTTTCATTTAACCTACTCATGTCAATACTTTAAATTCCAGTTGCTCCAGTTGTTGGTGTTATAAAATCCCAAGGAGCAGATTTATTAACAAGAGGTGGATTCTTTAGATTTTCTATAGATGCTGCTAAAGAAGCATCATAATTATCTACTGATTTTTGTGTGAGTTGTGAAATAGTCCAATCTTCTAAAACAGATTTTGTTAGTTTATCATAATCAGTAAATTCTTTTGGGTTAGGATCAGGTAGAGAGATTGACCCATAAACATCAACGGTAAAATCTCCATCCTTTGCGATTCTTCTCCATTCATAAGAAACGAGAACATCTTTAAGATTATCTAAAGAAGGTTTAACCTTAAATCCTGAAAAATTCCATGTGTAAGTTATTGCCATAATTATTCCTTTTATCTATTTATTGTTTTACTATTTTTATATTTTTCTTTGTAATTCTTCCACTTTCTGCATCAGAGACTGCACAGCACCATACAAAGCTGCAATTAACTGTCCACTGTTCAAATCGAGGCAATCTTGGATTACCTCATTGTTATGTAAAGTGAAAGGTTTGGTAGAAACAGCATTCTTGAAAACTTTTTGTACATCTTGAGCAATCCAACCTAGATTATGTTTATCTTGAATTTGATTATCACCATATACACCAGGAGCAAAACCATAGTGTTTGAGCGGTACAGATTTAACAATCTCATAACACCTATCAAGGTCGGCTGGAATTATATTGGTTTTGATTCTTTCATCTGATACCACTGTCCACAAACCACCAGCCCCAGGTTTAGCTGCTGAGTCAGCAGAAATTTCCAAAGAATATGTTGATTGCTGCTTCCCGATGCCAACTTTTCCACCAGAAGTTAAAGTAATACCTGTTGTTGCTGAATCGCCATATAATGTGAGATAAGCATATGTAGAAGTACTTGATGTATTATATGAAAATCCTAAAGCAACACATTGATAACTAGCTGTCGCTTTACCTAGATATATATCAGTTAAACTCCCAGAAGCAAGACTTGGCATAAATATTGTCTGCATCGTCCCAGAAGTTCCAGTAGCATTGAACTGTGCTTGTGTAGCAGATAAAGTTAATGGAGAATTTCTGGTTCCAGCAGAAGTTTCTACCGTGAATATGATTCCTGTACCTTCATCAAATCGCATCATCTGACCAGAAAGGTTAGAATTTACTCTAGGCCAAGATGTGGTATTATACATATTTCTGGCAATACCAGCACCAGTCCAAGTTTGATTGGGTTCGCTGATCCACATATATAGACCAGCATCACCATTAGCTGCTCCATTATTGGCTGCTGGTAAAAGTAATAATGCATTTTCACCGTGCGCAAAAACTGTTCTCTGCGATCCAACAACTGTTAATTTTGGTGCATTCCCGCCTGTAGTTGAAGGTTGTGATGATGTGTTTATTAGAACATTGCCACTGGAGTCAATACGCATCCGCTCAGTCAGACTTGTATCGCCAGTTCCGGCTCTGGTCGAAAAGGCTAGGTCAGCCGTGCCGTTGGCCGCTACCGAAGTCATGATCGACTTAATGGCCCACTGCGAAGTCACGCCATTTACCGTAATGCCTCCAAGCAGTACAGCGCCGCCAGCCCCGGCAGTGCCGTTCGAACTGCCAACGAAAAGCGATGCGCTCTTACTCCCTGCATCAGTCAGCAGTGCTGTGTTTTGCCCAGTGCCGTAGACAGTGGTTTGCCAACTAGGACTCGTCGTTCCAATACCGACGTTGCCACTAGAGTCGATACGCATCTTTTCCGATGCGCCAAGTGAAAAAATAAACCTTACGTTGTTGTTGTCGTAAGTGATCTTTCCACTGTTTCCGGTCGTACCGGAACCCATATAAAGATCTGCCAATCCAGCCACTTGGTCGATCTGGACGATGCCGCCAACATGCAGCCTGTTGGATGGAGTAACACCAATACCGACGTTGCCTGTGGATTGAAAAGTGGCAATTGCTGTGCCAGCACTGTTGTTGTTATTCCATGTGCCACAGAACACGTCCAGATTGTAGTTGGCGCTGGTATCCTGACGAGGCTGCAAACGAGCCATCACAGTGTTTGAAAATCCACCGTTGGTGTTGGCGTTCCAGGTCAGGGCTGCGCCACTGATGGCAGTGGCGTAACTCATATTAGTGCCAGCACTCAAGGTGACGTTGCCATCTGTGCTACCGAGACCAGCAACTGCGCCTACCTGTAATTTGGTCAGCGGACTCGCCGTTCCAATGCCGACGTTGCCGCTGGAGTCGATACGCATCTTCTCTGTGCCGTTGGTCGAAAAGACTAGCGGATGGGCGCTGCTTGTACCAATAAAACCAACGCCTCCAGTATGGGATGCTAATAAGCTCAGATCCACTGTGCCTGTGTATGCTCTGATTTGCACGCTTGCTGATGATCTCTGAACATCCAAAGCAACACTAGGACTCGCCGTTCCAATTCCGACATTGCCGCTGGAGTCGATACGCATCTTTTCGGTACCACTGATCAGATATTCAATCTGATAACCACCAATAAGTAATCTCTTGCTAGCTACACCAGTTTCATTTGCAATTACATATCCATAATCACTAGAACTGTATCCAATTCTAATAGCTGGTCCAGCACTATCCCCTGGATCGTAACTAGCAGCACTACTGGTGAATAAGCCTTGACCCGAAACATGAAGTTTTTGCTTTGGACTCGCCGTTCCAATACCGACGTTGCCGCTGGATTCAATACGCATCTTTTCCGATGCGCCAACAACGAACTGCATAACACCAGCAGCATTTGTTTCGGTGTTCTGAATCGACATTAATCCATTTTTGTACTTGATTATCTGCCCAATTGCTACGCCAGTTCCAGCAACATCAGATGTAATCATCCGCATGATTGTTCCAGCAGATGCGCCAGTATTTGTGTTATACAGATCCAGATATCTCAGCGTATTGCCTGGATTGCTGGCATTTCCTATGATTACATCACCAGCAGAACTAATACTGGCTCTTTCGGCATTGCTGGTGTAAAAGGCTATACCATGCGCCGTTGTGGTCCCCATACTTAGAGCACTATCATTTGTGTTAAATAAAATTCCACGAAATGTGGTGCCATCTGTACTGGTGATACTTAATCCATTATTAGTAGCGGCGGCTACATGTAACTTAGTTGTTGGTGCAATTCCAATGCCAACACTACCAGAACTAGGTTGCATAATCACATTGGTGGTTCCAGTACCACTATAGTTACTATTGATATGCAGATTGCCTCTGGAGTTACCATAATTACCTAAAATAGTATCTCCAGCATTAAGTCCATATTGACCATTCGCTGTAGCCATCGCCATCAAATAGTACATGGTACTTGATGCAAAAGTTACATTATTACCCATGATAATACTTGGTCCTACGCTAGAGAGGTATAAATGATTATCGGCAACGGCATTATGTACATGTAAAGTTCTGGCTGGACTCGACGTTCCGATACCAACTCTATCATTTGTTGAATCTACAAATAAAGTATTCGTATCGACTGTTAAATTTCCGCTTATTGTTAATGATGTTAATGTTCCTAAACTCGTAATATTTGTTTGTGCGGCTGTTGATAGAGTTCCTGCTAATGTTGTTGCTGTAATTGTTCCCGCACTGAAGTTACCAGATGCATCTCTAGCCACAATAGCTGATGCTGTGTTCGCTGAAGTTGCGTTTGAAGTTACTGTAAATGTAGCAGCAGCCGATCCATTGTATGTAGTTGATCCACTTAGACCTGTTCCTGACTCATTCATTGTCAGGGTATTCAAGTTATTACCCAATGTAATACCAGAAATTGTTGATGCTGCTAACTTGGACACTGCAATTGCTGCTGATGCATTGATGTCACCATTAACGATAGTACCATCAGCAATCATTGTGGATGTTACTGTTCCAGAATCACCTGTTGTAACAATGGTTCCTGTAGTATCAGGTAATGTTAATGTTCTTGAAGCTGATAGAGTTGTTGGTGTTAAAGTTACACCATAACTTGAAGTTCCTCCTGCTCTTCCAGCTATTATAACTGAATCTTGTGTTGCTGCTGCTCTTGCAGTTATAGAACCAAATACTTCTAATTTAGTCCCAGGACTCGACGTTCCAATACCGACATTAC